ATGCCGGCTGCAGGCATTATATTTTCCTATGCATCAGTGCCTGCACCTTTTTTGTCCCCTTTTTGTCCCCTTTGAGTGATGAATCTAGAAGTATCCAGAAGCAAGTTATTAAATCGTGTTTCAACGGCTTCACTGTGGCTGATAATTTAGCGCACAAAAATAAGCCTCCCTGAGCAAGGGAGGCAGAACGACAAGGTGTTACAGGCTGACTAAAATATTTAGTTGCTTACGTATCTTATTTTACAGCATTATGCCCGTGCTTCAAAGCAACAAAAAAAGTCCTCCACCCGCGTTAGCGAGCAGAGGGCATTTTTGTTACCGGATATATCAATATTCTTCTCCGTCCCAGCCACGTAGACCGGGAGGACCGCAAACGGCGGATTTATGTTCCAATGCCATTGTCACAGACTGAACGGAGGCAACAGCATCTATAAGTTCATCAGTTGAATGCTTGTCTGAAGCGGAATCCAGCAACTCTGAAACGGCTCTCATTAACTCACGTCTCACATAACTTTGCTCAATAACTCGTGCTTTATCAATTTTTTTGGACATAAGCATTCACCTTATTTATATTTTTGACTTCAGCGGCAAGCTGTTACCTGATATACAAGCTTTCGCCCGGATAGATCAGGCTATAGATTGATTTCCCGTTGTTGGCTGCCAGCGTGTACATGCCGATACCGTACTTGCGGGCAATACTCCAGAAGCTATCACCAGAGCGGACTGTATAATACGTGTGGCTTACTGGCGAAGTATATCCAGACGAACGCGAGCCATAGCTCTCCCCACCATTCACGCCCAAGGCAACATAATGATACCTGCCTGAGTAGCTGAGATAACGTGCCCAAACATATGTGCCACGGATATACACATGATCATAAATCACACTTTCACCCGGAGCATAGCTACCAATGGATGCATAGCCGGTGCCGGCACCAGTGCGGATGTTAACAGTCGCGGACGGTTTGAAAACACCAGTTTGCGCATAGTCGGTATCACTGGCTGCATTCGATTTCGCTGGCTGGCTTGGTGCCGGTGTTACAGGAACTGACGGAGTTTCTGGCTGCTTCGAGTATCCATTATCGGTGATACCAAGCAAATCAATGTTGCCATCGAGACCTTGCGACAGCCCAAATGCGCTCGTGTACTGCCAAATAGCTACCCCATCCATACTTGGAAAATAACCATAGTCTGGTTTGGTAGTTGGCATATAATCACGGTAAGCAGCGATCCAAAGGCTGTCAGGAAACTCTCTCAGAATACGCTGATAGTCAACATGTGCCAATGTATACGGTTTGTAGCTGTAATACATCGGTGTGTAACCCTCAGCTTGAATGCGCCGCATGCCAGCTAAAATGGCATCCGTATTAGCTGCCATATTGCCAGAAGCACCATCTTCGTAGTCCAAAGCAACGATGCTTCCCTTTGGTGTCTGCGCTTTGATACGAGGCATATAACGGTCAAGTGCTTCTAACCCCAACTGGCTACTTCCACCAACGCCATACCAGATGTAGCTATGCACACGTTTTCTTGCTGCCTTTGCACTGGCAATTTGGCTATCGTACGTCCACTGATCGATGTAAGTACCACCGTAAGTCCCACCAATCTGAGCGATGACGAACTTATCTTGATCGGTGCCGTATCGTCCACTTGCTCCCTGATACTTTGACCAATCAGGTCCCTGATCACCCTTTGCTGCATTGACCTGCGATGGCAAGGCAAAAGAAATAGCCGCGAAGAAGGCGACTACCAAGGTGATGAGTTTAGTTTTAAATTTCATGGTGCCCTCCTTATTGCTGTGGAGCAACAGATGATGGTGCTGCCTGAGTAGCGGATTCTCCATAGCTAGGGCCAACCAGTTTTGTCCACTGGTATTTGCTTGGATCATTGCTATCTTCTTGGTCATAGCTGAAGTATGCACCCATATATGATTTTCCTAGGGGATCCTTTGTAGAGAAGTCTACTGTGCCGTCAGCGCTGTTGGCATAAGCAACATGGGGATAATATTGCAAATCCGTTACTTGAATGCCTTCTCTTTTCGGATAGGTTTCTGCCAGACTATCCTTCAAATCCGCATAAGCTTTCTCAACTGCATTGGCAATTGTCTGCTCGTCTGTGCTGGTGAAACCAAGCGATTTTAAGCCGTCTTTCACAGCCTGAATGGCAGTCGATTTCTTAACCGCCCCGTCAATCGCCTGTGTCACACCAAGCTGTTCTGCCGCTGTTACCGCAGCGTTTGCCAATGGGCCTAATACCTTTACCAAAGTGAGTGCTTGTTTGTTAGCCAGCAACTGTTTTGAAATCCAAGCCCCAATGATTGGGACTGCTGCTACTGCAAGTGATACTAATAGTTCTGTCCAATTATTCATCATCATTATCTCCTTTGATGCCTACATGGTCTTCCAATCGAGTAATCCTAACTGAGTGACTGCCAAGCTCGTCATCATGTGTTTTCAGATGATTATTCAAGTCTGCCAGCGATTGTTCGTGCAGTTTTAGCTGACGATTAATCGTCTCTGAAAGCACTTGAATGTCAGAACGCAATGGATCTAGGGCAATCTTTTTGAACAGCCAGCTGCCCGCACTTACACCCACTCCTATGATTGATATGAACTCCGCCCAGTCACCAATCGTGTATCCAAAAAATGTCACTTTCTCACTTCCTTCCATAAAAATAGCCGCTAGCTTTTGCTGGCGACATAGTCACTGCCTGTGATTTGCTTGTATTGATCTGGGGTGATCATTACCGGTACATAAGGTGTTAAATCAATTCCCCAACTGTAAAGTAGTGCACACTGATCATAATTAGTCACTTGATTTCGCCGCCTTCAGCTGTGCTACTTCAAGAGCAAGCGCGGCAAGCATTTGCTGTTCTGGTGACGCCTCAGGTTTAGGTCTGTCAGTGTCTGGATCATAACCAGCATCTGGAACAACCTTGCCATCAACAATACTTGCATGATTCTCATACAAGCCAACCGCATCGTCAACTTCAATAACCTCGAATCCTTCATCAGTTGGCCCTACCGGTCTGCTTTCATCAGCATTTGCCCAATTAAGCAGCCGATTATTGCTGTCCGTCCACACTTTGATTTTCATACTTGCCTCCTAGAAAAATGGATCTCCCGTTGGATAATCGTCTTGTGTTAGATATGAGAATGAGCCTCGATACCCGCCACTACCAACAGACGGGATCAATCGCCAGAAGCCACCTGCCACGTAGTAAACGGCACAAGTAGCACCTATATATGAGGTTGAAAACAACGTTGCCCCTGTTGCTTGCGGTAAATATGGCTTATATCCGGCTCTTGGCTGAACAAGATCTAGCCAGCCTTGCTTGCCTTTCGCCACAATATCAAAGCTAACTGTGCAAACATCATTTCTTCGTGCGTAATAAATGTATGCCCGGTCAATATCCGCATTTGTGTACGCTGTGGTGTTGTTATAGTAGTAGGTAACATTGTCCGTTGACTTGAATGAGCTGAACACATATTTTTTGGTGGCTGCATTTTCAGCACTAATTAGAGTTAAAAGATTAAGCTTGCCACCTTGCAAATTAGCATACTGAACATCACCGGCATTGTCAGGTGTGCGTTCGCGACTGATAAAACCTGATGGGCCCAAGTCACTAATCATCGTGTGTCCGTCCGCTATGCCTTGATCATTTTCAACGTTCCCTGTGATATTCACGTGACCATACTGCATACTGGTGTTGCCACTGCTAAACTTGCCAAGATTGGCATCGCTAAGAGCAGTGTGATTGAATGGTGCATTAATATCAGGAGAATTAATGGTCGCACTGTCAATCTCAATTGATTGCAGCTTTTTGATGCTAAGGACTGCCTGTTGAATGCTTTGATCAATCCAAGTTGTCCCGTTATAGTATTGCAAGGCTGTGGCATCGTTAAGTGTTGTCCCATGCCACCACAAGTCACCCTTCTTTGGGCTTGTGGGTGTGCCCAACTGAATGTAAGTGTATGGCACATCCTTGCTCCCGGGAACACCTTGCGGCCCTTGTGGTCCTTGCGGGCCTTGAGGTCCTTGAGGGCCAGGTGCACCATTTGCTCCTTTAAAAAGCGCCCAATTGTAATCAGCTGGATTGGTGCTGTCGGCCAGTGTGAAGTCGCTATAGGTGCCAATGTACTTTTTGCCATCACCGCCAGATACTGTGAACCCTGTTTTCCCATCGATGCTATCCGCCCAAGCAGTGTGGAAATAGCTTGTACGGCCATCAGCGCCCTTTGCACCGGGAACACCGTCAGCACCATCTTTGCCCTGAATCAATGCCCACTTGCCGGCGTAATCAGTGGGGTCATTGCTTGGCACAGATGACTTGTTGCTGTAAACGACTGCCATGTATTTCTTGTTGGCTGGGAATGCCGACATGTTAGTGCCTTGATCATCATCGGCATACCGAATCCATGGGTAATATTGAACCGTTTTCGGTATGTTCTTGAGTTGATCTGCTAGTTCACGATAGGCAGGATCAACTTGACTAGCTTGAATCAAATAATCTCCAAGCGTTGCCGTCCCTGATTCATTTGAGTATGAATAGGTAAGCTCTAGGACTCTCGCAGAAAGAAAAAGATGCTCGTCTTCATCAACCAGATAAACAGTGTCACCAATGTTGACATTATCAGGCAGCTTGGCAACGTCAACTTCGTAATTGACTGCTGGATGATTGAACTTCTCCAAGTCAGATAGAACCGATTGTAGAAGCGTTGCTTGAGTAGTAGCTTCATAGGTCTTGTTGCGAGTGATATGAGCATCAACAGGATCAGGATTGCTGCTCGACAGCAAGCGACTCCAAGTTCTAAGTGCTACTGGGTCTCTTAATACGCCATCACCGCCTAATACATAACGGCCATTGGGATCAACCCATTGATACCCCTTGAGCGTAATCGGATCGTTACTACCATCTGGTGTGCCTCCGGTACCAGCAATAGCAGTACACAAGTCAGCAATATCACTAGTCGTAACAATCTTATTAAGATCAGTGTCTACACGCAGATAAATGCCCTTGTTACCGCCGATGTGTTTCCTAATGTCAATATACTTTCCGATGACGGACAAGCCTCTGACTTCAAACCGGAAGCTTAACTCTACACCGAACTGTTTGGCAACTGACAGAATTCTGGTAAGAATAGATGAATCGTCTGAATCCCACTTCAAAGTCCGCGTTAGATCCGGAATCTCGTTGTATCCAACCACAAAGCCAGAATTGCCAGCAAAAAGTTCAATATACTGAGCGATTGTCATTGCGCTTGAGGCCGCATAAGCACCAACGGTGCCATTAATTAAATCAATGCTGGCGTCCTCTGCCACAAACGTATCTGTGCCTGCTAGTGGATCATGTTCCCGGCTTAGAATCGTTGTCCAAACTGACTCACCAGCACGGCCCTTGAACAAAACAAAATTACCCACATTAGTCATTTCTTTGACCTGAGCCGACTGATCTGGAGAAAAATGCAGCGTTGCACTGTAGGAGCGATAGCCGCCATCAACTGACTGATAGTCACCTTCTTGACCGCCAATATCATCAATAGCAATCACTGAACTAGACGCAAGCTCATCAGTTGACGCAATGCCAAGCTGATTGTACTTTCTGTCGGTAAAATAAAAATCAGCCATTACAAGAACGCCTCCCTGAATGCTACTTCTAATTCATATGGCTGTGCCCAAGAAGAACGTTGGGCCAAAATTTGTGTGTCACCCGGAAGCAACCTGAATTTTTTCCAGTCATTATCGATGAGTTGAAGGTCGGCATTAATCACGCCATTAACCAGTATCTGACGGTTAGCAACATCAATAGTTGCAACGTCTCCAGAACTAAAGCGATTACTAAGATCAGTCCAATAATCAACGTTAAGCCATTCAATATCCATGTCATACACGCCCATATCGGGATATGGATAGTTTTCAAATCGCTGAAACCAAAGCGTCGCTCTCGTGATTGGAAGCGACGCTTCATCTGATGTCAACATGATTGGCGGCATTATCAGCGGTGGATTTCTGGTAACCACTTCAGATGGTTTAATACCGCCTTGAACAATACCAGCAAGCTGCAGATTGAGCGTATTACCAAGCTTAGTCAACTTGGCCTCATAATAGCGGCCATTGCTGAAAACACTGCGGTTGAGTGTCTGCTGGAAAACCAGCGTTGATCCCGCAAACACTTGAACATCGACATCATCTTTGCCGGCATAGTTTGATCTGATAATCACCTGATAGGCCACGCCCGTATCATTATCAAGCGTCATTTCAATAGCACCTAAGGCATTCACACTTGAATTAAACTTGTAGCGCCATTTGGCCAGAAAGCTACCGGTATTGCTGCCATTAGATGCATTTGTTGTCTTAAGATGCAGGGAAGGGCCTTCCCAATAGTGCGAATTGGTTGGCAAGAAGACAGGCTCAACTGCGGAACCATCGTCATCGGCATACTTAACCGATCCTTCCATGACATTCTTTTGAGCCGCGATATAGTAGTAATGGCTGTTAGTTTGGCCAGTGTTATAAGCCGCACCAGTTGGCTCTTTATCGAAGCCTTCATATCGAGCAACCTCTGATCGTTGTCGCTCAACGCCATCGGCCTCTTCTGGATTGCCAAACTGTAAAACACCACCTTGGCTATTAATGAAGGCAATCAACCCGTTATCAGCGTGCATAGTTGCCGTAATAACTGGCTCGACAGGGTAAGTGCCACCATTATGAACCGTGATGGTGTCGGTATAGTATTCAGGATCAGCTGGGTTAGGCGACCACGGAGACGCAGTGGTGCCGTTCTCTACTTTAGCCTGACTCCAAATGTATTCATCTGTTTTCGCTGATGGCTTAACTGAAAATTCAATTGGCAAAGGCAACTCGGATAGTTCTTTTGTCCATGTGATTGTAAAAGTTTCCATCCCATTTGAGAATAAGGAAGATATCTGTTTGCCATTAAGAGCAACAAAAACATTGGTATTTTTGAGTCCGCTGACCTTTACTTGAAAAGAAACAGTATCGCCTATTTCTAGGCTGCTTGTGTCTAACAATAAATATGGATTGTCTCCCCAAGACTGAGCTGGCACTGTCTGAGATGTCCCACTACCAATCAGTAGGTTTACTGGCACGTCCTTGTATGGCGTTGCTATATCACCTAATTCTGCTTTTGCTTCACTCCAAGAATACGAGCCAGATACGTCCCCATTTGTCCAAGAAAGTTGCAATAGTATTGTCGAATAAGCTCCATTTTCGGGAGCAGAGAATGTTATAAAGGCTTTTTGAGATGTGGTGATTCCTACGTATGAAACAAGATCTTGCCGAACCCCGTTGGCATCACCAGTAAATACCTGAAATGAGACCGTGTTGTCCAATTTCTCTATGTTCACACTGGCTGTATACTGCTCACCCGGTTTTCCATAAAATGTGCCTATATTTTTTATCAGCCAATTACCACCGGTAGCAACTTGAGTGCCAACTGGATCTTCCAGTAATAGGTTGCTTGCGTCCTTGTATGGCATGTTGTTAGCCGTCTTCGTGGCTACCGAGTGCGCAATGCCATCGGGGACAAGAAAATTAATAGTACCAGTGCCAAGAAAATAAGCCCGATCCATATCAATCTTGCCGTCAACTTTTGCATACCAAAACTCATCGGGGCGATCATCAATAATTAGCTTCTGAACACCCGAGCTATAAAGCAATGGCGCTAACTGTCGTTCAAATTCACGACGAGATAGCGCCACAAAATCATAAGTCACTGGAATGATTCTCGATTTCAATCGACTTCTAATAAGCATTTCTCCGTCTCCGGCACCGACAGGCTGGGTTGTATTCTCAACTTCAGAAAAAACACCACGGGCCGCACTAAATTGAAGAGAGGAACTGCCAATCTTATGACCTCCAAATATTAAATTTGCCACTTAGAAAATCCCCCTTCTTCTATTACTTAGAATAGTATCTCTGTTTTTCAGTTTATTGATTGTTGGATACAGCCATCGTCCTACTTCACGCCCATTGTCGAGAACAACCTTGCCTTCAGGAACAGACGGGTTACTAATCTGATAAGTTGTTAGTTCGATCAGTCTTGCAAGCAAATCCTCAACACGACTATTGCTACCACTAGAAATGCTGGTAACAAAGGTTTGCGGATTCAATTGGTTTATTCTATTAGCAGCGCCTCCGAAGTCTGTGGTGCCACCAGCAAAACGTGGAATTGAGTAGTTTCTTGCGGACTGCATGGCAGTTTCAATTTTTGTATGTCGAGGAAGTGGTAAGGTAACGTCTCGCCCATATGCCACAAATTTTGCTCCATTTGGTAGCGTGACGACCTCTTGATAACGAGTGCCAGATGCGTCGTTAATAGTTGCTAATCCACCGGTAAAGTTTTGAGTGCCTCGTGCAAACTTGCCACTGTTCAAAAGTCGTTGTACAGCGGGATCAACATCTGCACTAATCCTGAATGTTTTTGTGATGGTAGCATTGCCACCGAATGCAGCAACTGCATTGACGCCAATTCTAGACGCTTCTGATACTCCACTTGCATCCCCGTTAAATAATCTCATTAATGGATCTTTGCTATTGAACAGCAGAATGCTGCTTTGCCCTTTTGATGACTCGCTATTAACGCTCGATGAATCGCCTTTAAATGGCTTCAGCACTGGGTTAGTTCCATTAAATAAAATGATACTGCTTTGACCAGAATTAGACGCACCATTAACAGACGATGAATTACCATTGAAAAGCTTTAGACCCGGCAATACCTCGTTATACTTAACAATGCTTGATTGCCCAGAAGAAGACTCTGTCTTAACGCCACTGGAATTACCATTAAAAAGCTTTAAGCCAGGTAGAACTTCGTTGTATTTCTGAATGCCCCCTTTGGCTTCTTCTGTTTTTACAAGCACATCAGTATTATTTGCTTTTAGCCCTTTTTCGTTGGGGTTCTTAAACAAATTGTATTGATCAATTGCAACTCCAGCTTTTTCTAATTTAGTACGAGCATCGGAATCGTTCATCAACAGGCTTTTAGTAGAGTTTGGAAGGCTGTTCCAAAGACCGTATTTAACAACCATATCGGCTAAGTCAGATTTGCCTTTGGTCTGCATAATAGCAGTTTTTTCTTCTACTGATAGGCCATTCCACTCTCCGGTTTTTATCATGGCCTGGACTAAGCCTGCAGAAGCTTTATCTTTAACGATTGCTTCTAGCTGGCCAAGAGTTAATCGATTCCAGTCATTTGCTTTATCAATAGCAGCCACCAAAGAGCTGGTATCGCCCTTTGCGACAGCTTGGATTTCTTTTGGTGTAAGTGTATTCCACAAATTTAGCTGATCGATAATATCAGCGATGTCTTGCTTACCAAAAGAAACTAGGGTTGCATATTTCTGCGTATTTGGAAGCTTGTTCCAAACTCCCATGTCAAAAAGGATGTCTTCAAGATCTTTCTTGCCTTTAGCATTGACAATCGCTTCTTGAACTTTTAAGTCGAGCTTCTGCCACTCGCCGGTTTGCTGAAGTGAAGATACTAACGGGGCTGTTGCTTTATCTTTAACAATGGCTTCTTGCTGTTTCAAGGTGAGATTGTTCCAGTCTCCACTCTTGACTAAAGCATTTACTAAAGGCGTGTAATCGCCCTTCACAATTGCTTGCTGATCCTTAAGCGACAGACTATTCCAGGAAACAAACTTATCCATAATATCAGCAAGCTGTTCACGCCCCTGAGTACGGATAATTGCATTCTTTTCGGGAACGCTCAATTTCTGCCATTGTTTAGAAGAAGCAAGTGCTTCAACAATCATTTGCTTGGCATTAGAGGTGATCTTGGCATTCTTTAAATCGAATTTAAGTTGCTGCCAGCCTTTTTTAGTGCTGGCCGTATCTTTCAACACTTCAGGAAGATTTGTCTTCACCTTCCCAGTCTTGGGATCAAAAACAAGACTATTCCAGTGATCACCGGCCTCTTGAGCCGCTTTACCAAATCCTTCAGTTGCGGCCGCAAAGTCTCGATTACTCTTAACCCCTTTTGCCATGGATTTTTCATAACTATTCATGGCAGATTCGGCTTGTGAGCTTGTCATATGGAAGTCAGTTTGAAGTTCCGCTAGCATTTCCGAGCGCGATGTTCCTTGTGCTTTCATGGCTTGAATTGCGCCAGCATAGATGACTTTCATTTTGCTCTGGTGATCTTTTTCTAAGCCTTCAAGTGCCGTGTTACGCATGGCAGCATCATTCTTGTACTCGGTGTTGATCTTGTCCTGTGCCGCCTTATAGGCACTGTTTTCTTTGTTAGAGGCGTTCCACATATCTTGATACTGCTCTAGGGCAGCACTCTTAGACATTCTAGTTCTCTCACCAAGAACAGCCTTGAGCACATTATTCTGTTGCGATCCAGAAATCTGTAGCGTCTTGACAGCCAGAGCGGCATTTTTACGACGGTAGTTATCCAACAGTTGATACTGGTCAGCCGTCATTTGTGCTCCGCTCTTATTAAACGATGCAGTAATGGCTTGAGCCTTTTCGTTGTTGGCTTCCATCTCTGTAATTCGCTTAGCGTTAGCGGATTTTTCCTTAGCGGCCTGCTTTTCAATGTTTTCTGCGGCTTCACCGCCGAGGCTCTTAGCCAATTTCTTCGCTGCTGTCTCAGACTGATCAGCGGCTTCTTTTGCAGCTTTTGTTAAATCGTCGAACCCTTTAGAGATCGTCTTAGCATTCTGGGTGACTGTGTGGTTTGTATCATCAAAAGCACCAGAAATTGCCCCAGAGGCATCTTTCATTTTGGAAGCAGATCGGTCGGCATCGGTGCCAATATCAGTGCCCCATCGTGAAGTTCTGTCAGCAGACTCAAGAGCCTTTTTGCCCCACAATTCCCAGATGGCTACACCGGCACCGACGACTGCTGTCACACCTAAAACAACTGGGACGATTGGCCCCAATGCCGCTAGCAACCCTGTTCCGCTCGCTGCGGCTCCGCCCATGGCTGCTCCCATTCCAGAAGTGCCTTCTGCCGCCGCTGCTGCGGCTGGTGCAACCTTCAATGCTTCAAAGGCTGTCTTACTAAAGCCAGACTTGAGCACATCCATTGCAGTTCCGCCGAGCTTTGCGGCTGCGGATGCTCGTCCAATGGCGCCCGTAATTCCAGAGATTCCTTTGCTTAAAACAACAACAGGCTTAAGAGCTCCACCGATAAGAGAACTCATTGGCCCTACAACTGCCGCAAACGCTGCAAATTTGATAATGGTTTGTTGCGTACCACTGTCCATTTTTGTAAAGGCATTGACAACATCGGTTGCTGTTTTGATAAGAGGAGTCAACGTCGGTAGAAGCTTTTGACCTACTTCAATTCCTAAAACATGAATCGACTCTTGAAATCTCTTCACTTTAGCAGCATCAGTATTGTTTAACTGGTTAGCAATTTTGGCAGTTGTCCCGCTGGCATGCTCAGCTTCACTGGTATATTTGCGCAACTCGCCACCGCCTGCACTAATCAAGGCGTTCATTCCGGCTTGTGCTTCAGTACCAAACGCAAGTGCAACAGCAGAAGCACGTTGCTGGTCCGTCCACCCCTTAGTGTTATTCTTGATTTTGTCAAGAATCTCTGGAAGAGTTAAAGTTCCTTTTTTGAAATCAGCAACAGATATGCCTAATTCATTAAAGCCTTGAAGATTTTGCTTAGAGGGCTTCAACAGTCTTGTTAAAGCACCACGTAACGCTGTGCCAGCAACTGAGCCTTCAATCCCTTTGTTACTCATAATACCAATAGCAGCCGCTGTTTCTTCGAGTGAAATACCAGCAGCATGAGCAGAAGGCCCGACATACGTCATTGCCTCGCCCATATCTTGGAACCCTGCTGCAGTAGCGTTCGCAATATAGGTAAGAGCATCTGTAACGCGAGACGTGTTTTTAAGCATGCCTGTTGTTGATTCTGTCTTTAGACCAAATTGCTCCAAAACGGATGTAGAAACATGCATAACATCGTTGAAGTCATCGCCAGACGCTTTTGCCGCATTGAGAACTGCAGGCATTGCGCCTAATGTTTGCGCAGCGGTATAGCCACGTTTGATCATTTCTGACATGCCGTCGTTAATTGCAGCCGTGGAAACGCCATATTCAACCGACCACTTTTTAGATGCTGATGCTAGTTGATCAAGTTGCGCACGATACTTGGCAGTAATCGCACCCCCATTTGTTAGCAAAGGTCCCATTGCTTGAATCTGGCTGTTGAAATCAATAGCAGATTTAGCTGCTGCCACAAACCCAATGGCAATTGGAGCAGTTACCGCCCTTGTCATCGTTGATCCGAAACTGGTTAGCTTAGAGCTTGTCTTTTCAGTAACAGATGCAAATTTAGAGGCGCCGTTTGATACTTTAGTCCAGCCGTCACTTTGTAGTGCAATCTCTTTGCGTAAGGCCGCCATTCGATTTTCATTTTGAGCAGCAGCGGCCGCAGTCCGATTATACTGTGATGCAGCATTAGCTTGCAGCTTTGTAGCACGATTAATTTCTTCCTGCGATGCAGTCTCACTTTTATTAAGTTTTTCAACCGCTTTCGAATTTTCATCATACTGTTCTCGCTGTTTCTGAAGCTGAGCTTGGTAGTTCTTTGACTGACGGCTCAATGTGTCATAGGTTGAACGCATGTTGTTGATAGACTTTTCAGATCCCTTAAACGCAGCATCTTGAGCCCGCAACTCAGCGGCAGTTGCTTTAATTGAAGAATTCAAAACTCGCTGGCTTACTTGAAACGGATCAATGTTCAAACTTACGGTAGCCGCAATTTGTCCGAGATTTCCTAACATGTTTTACCTCCCTTCATAGAATTAGAAAAGGAACGGAAAGGCCTTGTCGATCGTGGTCTCCCGTTCCTCGTAAATCTGGTTAAGTTTTTCAATATCGCGGAGCGTCATAGCATCAACGTCAGCTAATCGGTAGCCTTCAGAGAGCCTTGCTTTGTAGAAGTCGTCAAGGTTGCTAATGGCTTCTTTGACGTCCGCTTCGGTGATTTTTTTGCTGTGTCCTTCTTATCCTCTTCACCGTCGCTTAGAGAATCACCAATGGCATCATTGATTGAATCCAGCGATTTCAAAGAAATCGAAGAGCCATCAATAACATCATCGGTAGTAAACTGGTTTTTCCAGAAATCAACCGCAAATTTGGCTAAGTTTTTCTCGTTCTCATCGTAATCATCGTTTGAAGGGCCATCTTTACGGTTTAGCATGCGCAGCTGTTGTTGCTGCACTTTTAAGGCGTTCGTAGTATCACGTAATGTTGGCTCTCCATTTCGTGTGAACACGCACGTTTCGCCTTTGATATTTAGTTTAATTTGATATGCCATGCTTAATCTCCTTAGGTATAAGCCGCCCGCTGTTCGCGTATTGTGCATTTACAAGGCGACGAGTTCATTGCTAAGCCACAGTTCCATCACTGGAAACGGTGGCAACTGTGGGATCTGACGTTTTGAAAGTAACTTGTTTATTCACGTCATTATCCGGATCAACTTACACTTTTGGGACAGTAGTTGAGACAATAGTCGCGTCTTCAGCAGTCTTAGGGAATACATAGCTGTGGAACTTATCAAAATCGAATCCATCGTTGTCTTCACGACCAATCAACACAACATTGCCAGTGTCTTGGTCACCACGAGGAATAAATGAGCCTTCGATGCTATCAGCACTCGGATCTGGTGTGCCGTCAACAGTCTTGGTATCAACGCCCGGAAGTGAGAACATTCCCTTGAGCATACCAACCCAAACGTATTTACCATTTGAGAGCTTTGTACGGAACAAAGTTGCGGCGTAATTAGGGCTAAGGTTCTTCGGATATACTTCAACCCCATTAACAACCTTAATGCCAAATAAATCAGACTTCATAACGGAATCAACATCGTACATTTCGATTGTTTCGGTTGCTTCTGTGATACCACCAGAAAGAATCAAGTACGGGCCATCATCAGCGGACAGCGTCTTTTGCTCTGTTTTAATATCCAATTTCACACTAGATAAGCCTTGAATCTTTCGTGTGCTTGGTACAAAGTCGTCATCACCGACAACCCCGTATTCAAAGGCCGAAGCCCCAAATTTTGCTAACTTCTTATTAGTTGTTACAGCAGTATCTGCCATATTAAAAATCCTCCTTTAGGAAATTAAAAAGGACTAGCCAATCGGCGGTCCTTGAAATTGAAAGTATCCTGTTGTCATGCGAAGGGCTGGAGTATCACCATCAACGTAGGAGTTGCGATAATACCTTTCCCAGCCAGCCGCATGTAGTGCTTTATATATCTGTGTTTCTATCTTTTCTTCTTGATCCCAGTCAGTGTTATCCACCCAAAAATCTACTTGCACTTTCGGATACTCTAATATCCTAGAATCATCAGCATAATCAGCAGAATCACCGGGTAAAGAAGTGATTCTCACCCATGGAGCTAGACTTTCGGGAGTTACGCTAGTCCGGTTATTGAAGTCTGGAGTGCCTATATACACCTTGTCAGCAATATCCAAATTGGCTGACAGGATGTCATAAACACGTTTTTCAGGTGCCATTACATCCCGCCTTCTCTCAAGTGGCTTAGGAAAGCAGCGATAACAACTGGCCGCATGACTTCTTGGGTTTCTTCAATGAAATGTTGCGGATCCTGCATTGAAGTGCCCGAGTTTGGAAAGTGAGCACGCCAGCCGGTATCTTTACCATATCCAACGTCTACTTCTGTTACACCACTCGTTTCACGGACACTTGAAAGCTGAATGTCATCTTTCAGATGTCCCTTCATATCAGTTTCACCATTCCACTCAGGCGTTTTGCTTTTTAGCTTGTCGGCAAACTTCTGTGCGCCATCTCGGACAGCCGCTCGAGCCTCTTTTGCAACTCCAAATTGGAGCTTGTTAAGATTAGCAAGCAGTTCAGCATCCCCTGTGACTTTTACGCCCATCAGCTCACCGCCTTTGCCGTAATCGTTGTCAGATCGCGCCTCTCGTAATCAGGATCAAGCCCTGTGATTTGATATTCATTACCACGCCATTGAATTCTCCAAGTTGGTTGGATTTCCTCTGTGGTTAAAAACCGCACTAAAAAAGTCGGGCTATCTTTGCGAGTGCCCAACTTCGTCTGTGGATCATTTGCTTCTCTGATCGGTACCTTAGGAACCTCCGCCCAAACCGTCATATGCTCAATGGGTTCTCCATCAACTGGAACTCCGTTAACCTTTTTTGGCTCATAGCTAACGAATGTAATTCTTTCAGTCATTCGATTAGTTCGCATCAGAATCACCATTCTCTTCCGGCAATTCTGAACGAAGCTGATTGATAATATTTGTTGTTGATGTTTGTAAAGGAAAGCGCATGACTTCGGCGCCCATGCCTCGGTAGTCATAGTCTTCCTTCACTTGCTTCATGAGCGCTGTGAAGAAGCGGTCTCGGGTTTCCGGATTGCCAAGAAACTGTTCTGGTGCTGATCCAAAGCTAATAGCCGAACTGATTTCCCCACAAGCGTCATGCACGAGTTGCATAATCATTGGGTCTTCGATTGTCTGATCAACTTTCAAGTACATTTTCAGAACCTGAAACTGTTCATCGGTCAGTGGGCTTTTGTCAAGCGTAGTATCTGCCAAGAGTAATCACCTACCCAGCGTTAACAGTAACGGCAAGTGTTGAGCTGATGCCATTAGTGCTAAATGTGATTGTCGCTGCACCCGCTGCCAGATTGGTAATGGTGTAAACACCATCGGACTTCTTAACAACCGTAGCGACGTTTTTATCGCTCGACACAGCTTCGACTGTTTGAGGAGCGCCATCAGGAGTGACTGTCACCGTGATATCTTTTGTGGCACCGACACCACCCGTGAACGTTTTCTGGCTCAAAGTCACTCCGTCAGGCGTTACGCTTTTGGGGTATATGTGAGGAAGTACCCTGCTTTTTCGTCAGCAACAGATACACCAAAGCGCATTCCTGCTTGCAAGAATTGACCGTAAATCTGATCATCAACCCAGCGAACCATGAAGTCTGCGCGGTTAGCAAACAGAATTGCCCGCTTGATGTCACCCAAAAAGGCGTGTGCTTCGCCTGCCACACCCAAAGTATCATCAGAAACAACAGCAATTGGCATACCAAGAACGCTCTTACCAGACGGGGTCAAGATGCTATCTTGTAACAAGTAGCGACCATTGCCATCTTTAACTGTGTCCAAGAAATTGTAGAAACTCTGTGAAGCAATAATCACACGAGAATATGCAGGATCTAAATCAACGTTATTGATATGCTTCAAATCATCAACGCTAGAGATTGCCTTGGCAGTGAAGCCTTTCAGCAGAGTTGCGACAGCACCGTTAGTCGTATTGACCTTAATCTGTTGTGCGTTCTGGGCAATCAGGCCAACCAAATCAATCGCAGAGTCGTCAATTGACTCCTGCGATACTGGTAACGCCTGACGATACGTGTCAACAGACCAGTCGACCGGTTTGAATTCTGGCTTTGCCATTGCTGGATTCTTTTGCAACTCGGCAACAGTGGCCATCTTGGTTGTGGCATTTGTAACTGTTGGATAGGTGCCTTTTTGTGTAGAGGCTTGGAAAACGTTCGTGAAAGGTTTCAGATCAACAACAGTCTGCAATTCACGCTGTGGTGTATTACTAATAGTTTCTGGAATGGTCACGGCAGCATCTGCAGCCTTTACACCGGCATTTACCGCATCACTGGCATCAGTAGGATCAGCTCGTAAAACTGCAAATGTGCCGACGTCAGTCTTTTCAAAATTGACGCCTTCTGTATCACGGCCACGAGTATGCAAATAAGCATTCAGTGCATCGCGATAGCTATGCTCTTCCGGATGACTAGGCTTCTTCCCGCTCGGCTGTTCATTGCCTTTCAACGCATCCTCGTATAAGTCACGTTTCTCTTCAAGATCTTTGATCTCTTTACCTGCCTTATCATATTTGGCACGAACATCTTCTGCCTTCTTCAGGTTTTCCTCGGAATCTTCACCTTCAAGTAAAGAACGAAGTTCTGTCTTCATAGCTGGCAACGCTGAACGCTTTTCATCAAGTTGCTTTTTAACAGCAGCTAATTTTTCATCTAAAGTCATCTAATGACCCTCCTTATTTTTGTATAAAAATAGGCACCGATTATTCGATGCCCTTGAGCAATTCCTCTTTATTCAATTGATAAAGCATCTTACGCCGCTTAACTTCCCATTCTGGCGGCTGATCTAGGGCTTTGATCTGTTCCAGCGAACGTGCTCCGACCTTTACCTCAGTATCCGGATATGCTGGCGTGGTTACTGGAGAGACATCAAACAAATGATCAATATTGTTAATAGTGCGGTCATACTTCACACCACGTTCATTAGATTTTTGCCACTTCTGTGCATCTTTGTCTGGTGCAATCGTGAATGCAAAACTTGACTGGCTGATGATTCCCTGACGAACATTTTCTAACAAATCACGCCCAAGCTGTGTATCTGGAGGTGTCAACGTATATTTGAGCCCTGTTTCATCGACCTTCAGGTCTAAATTGACACCCGTGCGGCCTAACACTTGGCTCTGATCATGGTTAAATAGCGCTACAACGTTACTCATGTCCGCATTGTCCAGTGCGTGTGGGTCAATGTGTTCGCGGAAACTCAGCTCACCACTGCCCATAATCTCGGATTGTCTGTCGAACTTAAGGGCATAGCCCTCAATAACGGCAGGATGATCATCATCACCATCACGAATTTGCATTGGTGCCGCTGCCATTCTGATTTCCTTTGGCATTAGTATCACCTCCCTTCAATTCTGCTGCATGCTCAGCTTGATAAGCTTCCTTTTGATCAAGGAACACTGTGTTAAGTGTCGACTGAATACGATCCATGTTCGGGTCTTTTAACGGTTTCTTTCCAAGCTCCGCACGTCCCTCGTTTCCAGTCCACAGTCCCCCATTAACTGCTGTATTTACGTCAGCAATTGGCAATCCGTTTACTGATTTTGTGTCGAATCCTATGCAATATTGGTGCCGTTGCGCGTCATCAAGCAGCTTTAATTCAAACTCACTTGTAATCGGCTCAAAGTAAAATGGAAGATCATTGCGAATATAGTCATCAGCCAACTGTTTAACAGACTGGTTAGGACTATTTTGGGCTAATCGATACGCTGGCACCCGCAAAGCCTTCGCAATCTGCGCTGTTGAATAGTTATTGCTGTTAATCAGATTAAGAACGTTGGTATCAACTTCCAACGGCTGATAATCCATCGTTGCGTCAACTATAATTGGCGATCCAGCATCAGCACCTGCCTGTGCCCTTTCAAAATCTTCACGAATCTTCTGGCGTGCTTCAGCGGACAGGCGACTCTCCTTTGCTTTGATAATTGAGCCTTTCAAGCCGCTCTTGAAGAACTTCTGTAACGTTGAAACACCTGACTCCTGCAGTCCAATTTCATCACCAAGCGACAACAGTGGTGAGCGCCCCATGATTGTGTCGTATGAGAAAAACTTCCAGTGAATGACGTCCTCAAATCCACATATTTTTTGCATGCTAGAATTGTAAGGCGTGAAACGGTAGATGATGTTATCGGGGTCGCTTGTGTCCACCTGCGTCTGTGATGGCGCATAGAACTCAAACATAGCTGGTTCGTTGGTTATCGGATCGCGCACAATACGCGAATAAGCATTGCCAGTCAGAATTGCATTGACCATCATGGAAAATTTCCACTGATAAGCCGACAGCCGCTTATTTACCTTCGTATTCATCAAGTATTCAATATTGGCTAGGTCAACAACCTCATCAGTTGAGCTGTCCGTGATTACTAGCGGAAAACGACTAACGTCACCCGAAACAATCGATACAGCCGTAAGCACGTCAGAATTCCGTAAGGCAGAAATGCCAAGGTATCCACCTCGAAATGATGGAATCACTCCAGAATCAAGCAAATGATCTGCCCAGTGAGGGTCCACTTCGGTTGCCAATCCTCGAAATAGCTTCATTTATCTCACCTCCCTTCGTTATCAGGAAGCAACAGAATAAAGGCGAGAACAAACAACAAGCCGCCACAAACCATGAATCCAGTAGGCCTATTGATCAAAAAAGCCCCATATCCAGCTAAAATGAAGCCTAAAACAGTGGCAATTCCAGCCATATTTGCGCCAAGAATTCTGAAAAAATTAGCTAGTTTTCCATTCACATTCTCACCTCCTAAAATCCAAAGTCGTCACTAAACACACGGTCGTCGTCCAAATAGTTGTCCAAGTCTTCCTTAAAAGCGATGGCATAAGCATCAAGCGCAGCATCAATCATGTCTATTTTGTTAGCATACTTATTCTTATTAATACGGACGCCATTGTTGTCAGACATTAGAACCGCGTTCATTGCGGCGGCCTGCATAATGCGATTATCTGAATGCTTTATGCGACCGCTGATAACATCATCACGAAACTGTTTGGTCGGCATTGACAGCGTTAGCGTTCCTTGTCGCACCTGTACCATCGGCCACTCAGGATGATTCTTCTCAATTGCCGTTAGCATTGGTCCAAATTGATAAGGGTCGTACATGATGCCTTGAACATCTAAGTCATTACGCTCAATGAAGTCTTCGAGCCATTCATATACCCGATCGTTGTCGATGATGCCTGACTCTAAACTGCTGATCTCGCCTTCGCCGTGTTGTTCAGCAGCCAAGTAGTCAATCCGATCTGTCTTGACTTTGTTATCGATGCCACCTTTAGAAGCAACAAATGCATAACCATCAAGCCACCACCAGCCCTCCTGGGGAATTAGCCAAGAAATAGCGAATAGATCGCTTGTACGACCGACATCAATGCCAATCCATGCTCTTTGCCCGCGAATATCAGGTTTGTCGGTCAACTCTGCCGCTTTCCAAGCGTCGAAATCTAGATAACTGTCTTCTGTAGCTTGTCGCCAAATATTGAAGTTTTTGACCAATTTAGCGTTTAGACTGCCATCAGCACGAGCTTGAGCTAACTTAGTCTTCAGATAATCACTGATTTGGCCGTGTAAGGTATCAACGTCAAGTAGCGGATTCGATTTGATCCAAGAATTGGGGTCATCAACCTCTTGTACGTTGTCTTGTTCAGCAATAAATGCAAAATAGCGTTCTGCCTTTTCTTCACCGGACAACACCTTTTTGGCATACGGATAATTTTGTTGAAACATCGGCACGTTCATGTCGAATCCAGCCGTTGAAATGATGAACGTCAGATAACTAGGCAGTAACACCTGCCCTGAGGCAAGGGTTTCAATCATATCTGTTGTTTTAGCGTTGGCATATTCGTCAACCACCGCAACGTGGGGTTCATAACCATCGACAAGTCCTGTATCACGAGAGAATGAACGAATTGTTGACCCGTCGTCTAAATTGACAAGTTCATCTCGCGTAATCTTAACCATTCGTTTGATACCAGGGTCTTTCCGCATGAGCGCACGTAATCGGTCTTTGACCATTCCAAATACAATGCCGGCCTGCTTGCGATCATTAGCAGCGGTATATAATTGCCGTTTGTTGGCTGGATTCTTTCCAAAAAGGAATTCGTAAAGGATGACACCCGAAATTAAAAGCGATTTACCGTTTTTTCGTGCCATCGAAATGAACACATCGGTAAATCGCCTTATATTTGAATCATCTTTATCAACCCAGCCATATATACTGCCAATAATGAATTTCTGAAACGGTGCTAATGGTTGTGGTTTCCCACTTTTTGGTTCTGGCAGAATTTCCATAAATTTAACTGCCTTTCCCGCTAGATTTGGATCATAATGCCATCGCCAATCTGTTCGTTTCAAGTCTTCCTGATGCCGTTTCACCGCAAGATTAACTGCCTTAGAGGTAATAAGACGACCGTCCAGCACACGCTTTACGAAATTAGGCATTGGATCTTTAAATTTTGCCAACTAACATCATCTCCATCACGACTAGCCAAAAGTATCAATGATTGAATCGTTCTTCTGTGCTTCGGTCTTAGGCATGTTCATCTGCATCCGGCTGTTGACATTAAGGCCAAGATCACTGGCTAGACTTTTAATATTTGCTGTGGCTTTATTCAAGATGTTAATGTACGCATAATATTCATCTTGATCTCCATTCTTTAAAGCCAATTTCATGTTGACCGATGTGTTTTTGTAAACCGAATACCATGTACAATAGTTTTCCAACTCGGCGCGATCGAGGTTTCTAAGTGGTAAGGTCCCCAAAGACTCGATGATTCGCTTGTATTCTTGTTTTGCGACTGGGTCAAGATGATTAGGAGGTGTTACCTGAAGTTTTGGAATGCCATCTTTGGCCATCAATTCCGCATGTAACTTGGCTTCCTGCCGTTCTTTGGTCAGATCGCCCTTCGACATTTGAAGCACTTTGTATTTTCCAGCCATTCTCCACTTCACCTCCTTATATCTATATAAAATGGGTCAGTTTTACCCCCTACCCCCTAAAAATCGTTACAATTTGGGGCGCAAAAAAGAGGCCGACCGTTCTTCCGTTCTAAAAAATGTAACCCCCGATAAAAATGGAAGGGGGTCTAGCCACTTTTATCACGTGAAGTTGCCCGATAAATTATCGAAAATTTGTTTTTTAATTTTTTATTTCTTTGAATTTTTTAAATTTGTTTTGTGATTTCAATTCATCAAGTTTGTTCATCGCTTTGATGAGTTGACTCACATCTCGACCTTGCTTAGACAGTCTCTGCATGCATGTGTCTCGGTCAGTGTCGATGAGTATGTGTTCGACCTCTCGACTAGCAAGCAATGTGTCTAGCTTCTCATCTGGATATGTCATAACTAACCATACATGGTCAAAGGTCTGCTCTGCTTTAAGCTTGCGCAGTATCAGTTCATAGATTAGCTGCACATAATCATTGGCGTCTATATTGCCCTGATGTAATGGCAGGCCTGTTAACGCCGTCATGAGATGGTCGTAATCATAGACGAGGTCATGCTGTCCTTGATGTCGCTTGACGTACGTTGACTTGCCACTTGCTGGATAGCCAACGATTACTGTAATCTTCATGGCTCGATGCTGTCCCTTCTTGCGCTTGGTTGTCTCACGTCTCGTCTTCCAATAGTGGCAGTCCCTGCATAAAGCCTGCAGATTATCCGCGTTCGTGCGGTCTTCCCAGTCATCTTCGCTTGGAACAATATGATCTACCAATGAGGCTTGCAAGCCACAGCGTTGGCATAAACTGTTGTCTCTAATCAATATCTGCTCACGCATCTGCTTCCATTCATTACTGTGATAGAACTTAAGGTAGTCCGACTGCTGCTCATTCCGCACACGGTTGTACTGCCTATCTGCCTCCGATCTAACACGAGCATTGGCATCAACCAATTGTGGTCTTCCATTTATAAAGGCGAGCTTCTTACTTGGCATGGATATCATTCTTAAAGAGATCAGGTCCCATCGGAGACCCCTGAGCGATTCCTTCGCGGTGATCCCCCTTTAAATATTCGATTTTATAAGCACGTATAGCATGATCTGTTGCCGCTGGATCTTTTGTATGCCAGTCAAGTGAAACGCTGACGAGCCCTGTATCTGATCTATCAATCCGTTTGCCATCAACCCAAACACATGGCACGTCATTAATATCATCGAACTCGATGCGAACATGTGGCCGTTTAACTACTTTAAGCATGCGTAATTCCTCCTAAGATACTATGATTGTCGAATAGGAACCGATACCGTCAATATTTAGACCAGTAACATCCCATCCCGATTTCGTTAGCAAACTGATTACTTCATTAACGACTGCTGGATTGTACTTGGAAACGCTAATTGAGATTGGGGATGCAGCATTAATTCCTTGATTAATGGCTTCGTTGACTTCGGCAATCAGATTGTCTTTGTATTTCTTAGTTGCAGTGGCACGAGTTGTCAGGCGTCCTTCCATTTTTGGTAGCACTGGTGCGGGTGGAGGCAACTGACGGTGAGACAATTGCCTACTTTTGCCTTTAGCATTATCGAATAGCATGTCTATCCCTCCGTGTATTGTTTGATCTTGTCAACCCGCAAGTCGCACCACGTTTCGTGGGTACCGTTCGCTTTATATACCGTTACGACTGGGAACGATTGATAGCCATATTTACGGAAACGTTCAATATCGCACTCGTCAGCCGTCACTGTTTGAACTCTCATCGCTTTCGATAGCTTAGCCACCGTATGCTGGCACTTCTGACAGCCGGGTTTAACATAGACAATTGCCTGCATTTTTCTTCGTTCTTCCCTTGTTAGCTCTTCAATGATTGCTTGCTCCGTGAGGCTTACATATCCGTAACCGACTCTTTTCATACCTGACATGACTTACACCGCCGCCCATTCGAACGTGAATCCGTGGCATGTTTTTTGCCTGCCGTGAAGACATGCCGTTATGTTTTGATAATGTATACCAAGGAGTCTCGCGGATTTGCTTACACCGCTAAAGTAATAGCGATGCCCCGAGTTGGTAACGACATAGATTGGTTTTTCCCTTGCTTCTGCCACGCGCCTGATGTGATTTCCGCAATTGTTGTTGTACTTACTGTCGCACCACTCAATATTTTCAACTCGGTTGTTGCCTTTGTCCTCGTCTTTGTGATTTACCTGAGGCAGATTGTCTTGGTTCGATAGAAATGCTTCTGCTACCAAGCGGTGAACCAACATGTATTTCCTTTTTCCGTCTCGACATATAATAACCTCGCGATAGCCGTTTTTTCTTAGCTTGCTGGAAAGCATTCTCCCCTTCCAGCCGCGCCCGCTTCCGTCCACACGATCGAGGCTCCTCACTCGGCCAAGATTAGATACCTGATATAGTCCTTTGTAATCTTCAATGTCTTTCCAGATTTCCTTTTCGCTCATGATAATCACCTCTCAAACGTAATATATGGCTGTCGTATTGTGATCCGAATATTCGACCAGCTCAAACGTTTTGTGGGCAACAACCCCGAGGTCATCAGTCCAGCGGTCATTAGGTTTTCTCGTTGATACCTGACGCTGAACGAATCCTCCCAAGTCTTTGCTCATCTCTGAATGCAGATGACCCGTAAACAGCTCGCGGTTCTGTGCTGTGCCTAACATGAAGCCGAACTCATCGAGATATTTTGCAAGGTAGTTGTTCTTGCCCTTGTCTCCGTGAGTGGCACCAATGAAGTTATGGCCGAGCATTGCACCTTTGTAATGCTTCAGCGATATATCCCAAGTAATGTTTGGCTGGTTGCTGTAGGCACGTTTCAATAGACGCGCAAACATATATCCAACTGACGGATCATGATTACCGGCACAATACATGACCTCACACTCATTGGCGTTCTTAATGATTGCTTCAATCAGTGTCTCGAAGTATTGCTCCATTTCGTTAACGGTCTCGCCTAGGTCAGTTGTTTCGAGCTGTGTGCCCTTTGCTGTGGTCGAGTTGATATTGTCCACATGAGCCAGATCACCGCCCAGAACGAGCAATATTTTGGCGTAGTGGCCGCGTTCAATGATATCTAGTTGCCGTTTAAGAGATTCAGCATAGACATCAAACGTGTGACCATTGAAATGTGTATCAAAAGCAGGAATGACCAGATACCGATCTGATTCCACAAAAATAGGAGCCTTGGCTTGATACGGCTCCTTGTGTGTGATGATGTCATTCATCAATGATTCATATTGTTCGGCCTCAACTAGCGGTCTAATTTGTATCTTGCTTTGATACAGCGTTGCTTCAGGCGTCTGCTTCCAGAAGTTGCTTGTGGCACGTACAAGCTCCCACTTGGTGTAATCGTACCCGTGAGCTTCCAGAACCTCTCTAGGCGTCATTTTGTGGCCCCTAACGACTTTCAGGATAGTCTCACTGGATTGCGTGCCGTCTGAATCGTATTCATTCTTTAGTGGCTTTTGAAACTCGATACCAAGCCGTCTTGCTTTTCCCTGAAGCGCGTCATAGCTAATTCCGAGCTTGTCTGCCGCCTCACGTCTGGTAAAACCTTCAGAGGCGAGCTTCCTAATGCCGCTGATTTGTTCATCTGTCCATTGCATCTACTCGCCTCCCGAAATTTAAATTAGATGTCCATTGGGTCGTCATAACACGGCCCTTCTTCCCACCATGATGCAAGACACTTAGAGGATTTAGTTCCTTCAGGGTATTCCTTGTCTAGTTCCATTGTGACTACGTTGTCATATCCATGCATTCTGGTTGACAGATAATCATCGAGCTTGGCTTTATCAGTTGTAGCAAATACAACATCGGCCTCTTCAGTTCCGCCTTCCCATTGATCGGCGTCCCCAGTCTCGCATACAACCAAGTATAGTTTCATGCCCTCGCCTCCTCTTTTAGATTAGCGCTTCACAGCATCATTTTTTGCAAAAGTGCTTGTTTGAGTTCAAGCAGATAAGCCAACTCGTGCTCAGCTTCGGCCTTCTTGTCGCCAACAAACATGACCATGCGCGCCACCGCCTCCTGAGTCTCGTAATTACAGATCTCAATAGGAAAATGTCTAAGATCATTGAGCTGAATATTAAGATCCGCCATATACTTCCGCATAAACTCATCGATGTTCTTTTGTAAGATTAGATTGAAGTACCGTGGATTCAGTCCCGCCATTGGTGTAATTGCCGCATACTTGCTTTCTATCGTGGACGGATGCTCTAAATAGCCGATCTGTCCTCTGGTCGCCGAAATTTGTAAGGTACTGGTGCCAGTTGGATAGACGTGTCCCTTTTTAGCGCGTTCAAAGTCGGCAATATCACCTAACTTCACTCGCTCGTATGAACTGAAATCAATCATAATAAACTCAGCTGCTCCCCTCGTTTGGTTGGCTTCATTGGCATTCCCGGCTTGTGCCTATGTTTAATATGATCCGACCAAAAGGCTCGGAATGCATCTAATTCTAATTGGGCGCCTGGTGTTGTGCCAACCAGATCAGCGAACATCTTGTCCAGTTCACGCTCATGCTTTTCGATCTCTTTGTCAGCATCATAAATGTCTTGCATGATCTTGGTTAGTGGAATCTGCGGTTCTGGTTCGTACGTATCCACATACCGCGGAATGTTCATGTTGAAGTCGTTCTCTTCCAATTCGGCGAGAGTTGCGACATGTGCATACTTAGCAACGTCCTTACGCTCATGATAGGCCGCTAGAATTTTCTTGACGTGTTCTGGCCGGAGGAAGTTCTTGTTTTTGCCTTTCTCAAATTCCTTCGATGCATCAATGAACAGAATGTCTTTCGTGTCGCGGTTCTTTTTCAATATCAGCAAGATCACCGGGATCCCTGTGACATCGAATAACTTGTCTGGCAAACCAATAACTGCATCAATGTAATTATGCTCAATGAGTTGCTTGCGGATCTCGCCTTCAGTGTTGCCACGAAAAAGCACACCGTGAGGCAGCACATAGGCCGCAACGCCATCATCGTCAAGCCGCTGCATACCTTCAAGAACAAACTGAAAATCGGCTTTGCTCTTGGGTGCCAACGCAAAACCGTCAATTTGCATGCTGGGATCCGCGCTCCATTTAAGCGAATAAGGCGGGTTACTAATCACTGCGTCAAAGTTCATCTACCCACCCTCTCAAATCATATTGCGCTAAAGCGGCATATGTGTGGTTCAGCTTTTCAATTTGATCATTTTCAATGACATAAATGTCCTTTGCTACCCGTCTCAGACTGTCACCGTGAATCACCTTCGCATGGATCCGCCGAACAAACAGGTTGAACAGCAAAAACGGCAATGAAGCGCTGCTGATCTCTTCCATCACGTACTCACCAGCATGATGTTGCGACCATTGGTGAATCGTTAACCCGCCAATGCCACCCGCAATATCCAAAACGCGCTGACGCTTGCCAACAATGCCGGTAATGAGATCGCCGATGCTGTCCGGTGTGTAATCTTGCTTGTCGCCTTTTCGATCAGACTGCTGATCCATAAAATACTCACGAAAATGCTCACGGGATAAATCAGGCTGTTCAGCACAATATTTTCCCGCTAGCGCCGTTAGCTTCTGCGGATCCATAATGATATCCATCAAAGCGGCAGGCGCCTGATATGACTCCCTGACACCTAATAACGCATTAACATCCATCTGACGATCTCCTTTGCACAAAAATAGCACCCCACATGAAGTGAAGTGCTATAGTCTGGTGCCTACTCCTAGGGTTTACCAGACTTGATCCAATATCGCTGGCCGGGATTTGCACCCGACATGGGCCATTGCCAGCCCCTCTAACTATGCGCATGTACTGGTTGGCGTCTACCTATTCCGCCACAGCGATTCGCTCGCTCTCCCAGTGTCAGATGGGGTCATCGCAAGCTGTGTCCGGTCGCTAAACTGGACAATGAGGACGGTGGGAATCGAACCCACACATATGACGTCCATATGCTTTACCAAACACGTCCTCTGTGCTGTCCGTTTATCGTCCCCTCAACGGTAAGAGTGGCTTTTAGCCGTAACAGACGATACAGCACATTGCGTTCTGATGAATTTTTCATCGAACTATCCCGTGCTGGAATCGAACCAACAGCCGCACGCGGCTTCCACATCGGGATTGCCTTGCCACAGCTTTATCATCACCATGGCTCGGAGGAAAAACGCGGTGTCTCAGGTTTCTCACCTTTGGCACAATACCATCATATGACGGAAAAACAGTTGAAAGGTCTCACAAAGGTCTCATCTCGATTTCAACCAATGGACAAATCTCAGCGAATGCGATTAGCGCTTCTCGTTTTGTTCGATAATACTGAGCTTTTGATAAAAACAGCTTGTCCATTATTTGCTGGTCACTATATCGTTTGGTTAAGTAAGAACTTGTTAGTATAAGCCGATGATTCGCTGAATCCAGAGATTCGATAGCACCTTCACAGCACGCTATATAGTACAGCTCGTCAGCGTGCGATACGAGCTTTTCCTCGGCTTTGTTTCCATAGCTTGGTGACTTAGGCATGCCGTCCATCACGGGGCTTATGAGCGCTATTTTGGTGCGTTGAGCGAGCCGCTTGTGATGCCAGTAGTTCCCCAAGACCTCTTTGGCGTTTTCAATTGTTTTGTCATGATCAATTGGGCTAAAATATCTCGTTGCTCGCACCACTGCGTCCACTCCTTATGGTATAAT